TGTGTCATACTTGATGCTCCTTTGGCAGTTGGGTAAATCTCCAGTCCATGAAGTCTAGGAAATAGCCTATCAACTTTAAGCGGCTGTTGGACCAGTTCTCTATATCCTTCCCAGTGCAGCTTTCCCCATAGGATGTGGGTCTAACCATATGCTCCATAGGGAAGCTCCTGTAATCTCCATCGGGTCCAGTGCGAAAGCAGTAATGCCACTGGCCATACATATGTTTATCGAAGAAGAAATACAAATCTCCACTGTCCCCGAACAAGTGGACAGTGCTGTGGAAGGCCTTTTGACCGTGGTTGCATTGGTCATCATGTGCAGTAGGTAAACAGAGTGCCATGTTCAATCCATCCCTAATAAATGCCCACCCTGGCAACCGCCGATGGGCCTGTTAAGATTAACCCTAGAGCCAGCGGCTTGACCATCCTGGTAGGCGCCCCTGTCACTGTTTGTGGTGTACGTTGAACGGCCCCTTCCCAGTTTAAAGGGTAGGTCTTTGTCGAAAGCCGCCTGGACAGCGGTGCCCTTGACCAGGACCAGGTCCCGTCCAGTGGTCTGTTTTGTCTCCCGGTTAGCTTCTCTCTTCATGTCCTGTAGTCTACTGGACACACGCCGAGCCATGCCCAAGAGGAAAGAGTGGCTCTGTCGGCGTCCAGTGGGCTCGCCGATCATCTTGCAGCGGGCTTTATATACAGCAAGCTCTTGATCCATTGCGCCCTTGATCATTTTGGTTAAGTATTTAGCAAGTTCAACGTCCTCCGGTTGCCCGAAGAAGCAGATCATCTTGCCGGTGGGGCAGTTGTCTAGGTAGCATATTGTGTCAGTGAATACCTTTATGCCGTGTAGGGTATATTGTGCTTCGTGGTGGCGCAGGCGTCCTGTTTCCACAAACCCCAGGAGACAGCGTTCAACGCCAATCTCTATGTCCGACATGGACAAGTTGTATTTGGTTTGTAGTTTAAGGGCCATCGCAGCCGCTGCATAGGCCTCTTCTTCTGTGCACCCGTTCTCTGTGGTGCGTTCGCGTAGTGCCCGCAGCTTGCGAGCTATATCCTTCTTGTCCATGTCAGCCATGTTGGTGATACCTCTTGTCTGTGCGAAGGGGAATATAGTTTAAGATGCCATTAGGGCGCAGCCAGTGTTCTATACCGGGCACACCGAGGAAGCGCATAACTCGTAGCTTGGAACTGTCGGATATAGTCTTGGGAAAATGTAGGGAACGGTTTTCCTGTTCGTCGCCAAAATAGCCGGTGCCGTAGGCTATAATGTAATCGGCGGCGGGAAGGAAACCATAGTTGGCCTGATAACCTTGGGCTGGCTCTCCGAGTAAAAGCAGCGCATCTCGTAGACGCACATCTTGACACATGAAGCCGCTGTCGTTCTCTTGACCGTTGATAATACTGTCAACTGTGTAGGTCTCATAAGTAACAGAAAAGCCATGAACAGGATGAATAGACACTACTGGTCCTCCTTGAAGTAGGGACAGGCGCGGATCGCACCTTAGTTATCTCATTTTTATAGGTAGTACGCAACCGAATAATAGCTTGATTTAAGGGGTATAAAATGTCATAATTAGGCCTTCACTTAACAGCTAAAAGGGACCAGCAACATGACTGTCAAATTGACCGAGATCAAGACGAACCAGAAAGGCGTGGTTGGTGAGGCCTTCAACGTGATGGAAAGCGACCAGCTTGCTGGGGAGCCCTCCGAGGAACAAGCCGAGGCCTACATTCTGGAGATGGCCGCGCAGTATACCTTCCTGGCGATGGCGAAAACACTCGCCGCCGGGTTCGAACCGAAGGCCCGGCAGGACTACGCCAAGGCGCGGGGAGTGAAGGACGGCGTCTTAACCGGTAATGGCATCAGCCCAGAAGACGCCGCCAAGCACATGGCCGAGGACTGGACCATCGAATTCAACAGGAAGAAAAAGGACGTTGTTGCAGCGGCGAGTAAATCGTTCGAGGAAATGTCTCCGCAGCAGAGCTTCAACTTCTTCTCGGACAAGTTCCAGGCGCAGGGAATGGCCGAGGAAGAGGCGCGCACAATGGCCGCGCAGATCGCCGGCATCGACCTGGAGCCCCAGGAAGAGGACGCACCCAAGACCTCGAAGGGTTCCAAAGACAAGTAACAGCCCCTCAAGACCTCAAGGAGGAGAGCCCACCTAACAAGGTGGGTTTTCTTTTGACCGCTGGTCAACATTCAATTATGCTGGCCTCTTCACTTAACTGCTAACAAGGACCAAGCACATGACGAACGACAAGAAGAGCGACACCGCCGCGAACATGAGACAGCGCGCAATGATGGTGGCCGAGATCGACGAGCTGGCCCGACACTTCCGAGGAACCGTGCGCGACATCGAAGCCAGCACGCCAACGACCAGGGACCACTACGGCGATTACATGATTGCTATATCCTCACTGGTTGGACAGCTCCCCGCCGACGCCGACCACGCCCGGCAATGCAGGTTTATTGCACTGATACTGCTGAAGGCGGGAGCCAGCGAGCCCGGTGTAGTTGCTGCTATGACCGCCCTAGGTGTCGAGTGAAGTATCCATACATCGCCGCCTGGAGTGCGCTCGTTGGGAACCACCACTACTATTGGGTGGGCCAACGAGCCCGGGCCGAGCGGGAGGGAGCGCCGCTTGATGCCGTGTTTGCTCGACAGGATGGCCGCTGGGTCACGTTGCAACAATGCCCAGCCCGGCACCGGCGATACCTAGTAAAGATCGCCTCCCTCTTCAATCGACATATCAAGGAGTGACCCGCGATGACTACACCATTATTCACCACTATTCTAAAGCTGGGAAAGACCACCAAAGGGACGCAGGTTTATAGTGACCCGAACGGCGCGCTGGGTGGACCGATCCCCTCCCTCTATATCAAAAAGACGGCAGCGGACCACAACGGGTTCGCCGGGAACTGGCCCGCAGAGATCGAAGTAACCGTCACCGGGCATCATCCCTCGACCAGCGCCGACTAGCCCCGTAGCAGCGCAACCTGGGGACCGAGGCGGGGGAAACAGGCCACGGAAGAATGGCCGCCCTCGACCTCGAGCCCGCCCAGGCACACGACCCCCACGCAAACCCCCACTAGGACCGAACCGAGACCACTATCTCGGCGCCAGGTCTAGCCTGGTCGTAGATCCCGAGCTCGAGCTGCGCCGCCAGGTCGGCGCCGGCCGCCAACTGGTCGCACTTCGAGACCACTATCGGGCACCAGGCCGACGAGGAGCTGGCGGCCGAAGTCCTTTTCGAGCCCAACTAGTCCCAGTTCGGCCCGGGTCTTGAGCCCTTGCATCCTGTACTTGGACCAGTTCAAGGATGGGGATCGCCATTTACTGTAAAAAAATTTCCTCCCTCGTACCTCGGTCGGGGGGTTAGTGATGCCGTGTGCGTATGAGTGTGAGTATAGAACCTCTCTCGTTTTTCATACCCTACTACATCCCTTTATACCCCTTCTACCCAGGGACAGCGTTGACTCCCATATCTACGGGAGAGTATACTAATCCCATGCAAATATCATACTCACAGAGGCGCGACCTAGAGAAGAAGGCTCTCCTGGAGGGGGAACTCATACGCAGAGGGGAGGGGGACCCCCTAACTACGTTTGACCTGTTCTCTCCCCAGCGGGAGTTTGCACATGATGTATTGAGTCAGCGTTATAAGGAGTTCTTCTATATAGGCGCAAATAGGAGTGGGAAGAGTGATGCAGGGGCCTATGCAGGGGCACATCTTGCGAGGTTTGGTTATCGGGGGACGCAGAGGTTTGTTGGAGCCAGGGGGAGTACTACTAGTGTACGTGACAGGGCGACTAGCGGTTGGGTATCAGCGTTAGATTTCCCCACTGGCCGCGACACCATACAGCCTAAGTATTTCGACAACGGATTTGCTCCCCCAGGCGCTACCCATGAGCCCTTCATACCCAAGAGGGAAATAGACGACTGGCGTGTATCGGATCAAATCCTCAAACTCAAGAATGGCTCCATCATAGGATTCAAGAGTGCGGACTCTGGCCGCCTAAAATACCAGGGCGCGGAGAAAGACTGGATACACTTTGATGAAGAACATAGTAAGAGTATATACGATGAAGCGATTATTCGAGTAGGAGCGAATCCGCTCCACATATTTACAACTTGCACCCTGTTGCCCCCAGAAGGGACTGTTGGCGGCATTACCTGGATATACAGCGACATCGTGCGAAAGTGGAAACAGGGGATACTGGAGAATGCCGAGATATACAATGCCTCTATATATGATAACCCCCACATACCCAGGGAAGAGATCGAGTTTCTTGAGAGTAAATACCCAGACGGGTCAGATCAGAGACGGATTAGGCTCAACGGAGAGCTTATTGGAGGAATTGGTGGCGCTAGAGTCTACAGCGCCTTTCAGCATAAACTTAATATTAGAGAACAGGGGGATATCGCACTTAGACGACCCCTGGCTTGGTGTTGGGACTTCAACGTGGAGCCGATGATTTCCCTGGTTGGGCAGCGCGAGAGGAGTTTATTCAGGGTATTCGAGGAGTTCCACCTAGAAGAAGGCAACATCTCCGAGATGTGTGACCTCTTCAAGCGGGCGTATCCCTATCATATGGCGGAAGTGTGGGTATATGGAGACGCAACAGGGCGGGGGCGCACCGCGCAAACGAACCGCTCCTCCTACCAAATAATACTAAACGAGATGAAAGACTACCCAGCCCCCCTGCGCCTAAAGATACCGGAAAGCAACCCCTCTGTCCCAGACCGCATCAACAGTGTGAATGTTGCATTAAGGGGTCCGGGAGCCGAGATAAATCTAGAGATAGACCCCGTCTGTGGGGAGTTAATAGAGGACTTTGACCAAGTAGTGGGGGACGGTAAACAGGGCATCAAGAAGACATTTAACAAGAAGGACCCCTACTACAAACGTACACACCTAAGCGATGCCTTGGGGTACTGGGTATTTGCAGAGGCCCCCGTTGTGCCTATCAGGACAGAGAACAAGTCCCGCCGTGTAAAGATGAAATCGCCTAGTTACAAGAGAGCTTGACCGACTGCCCGATATAGGAGTACTCTTTTGCCTGATACGGACGCCTATAAGATCACCCTATGCCGGATGTGCGGTGAAGAGATGACCACTCCTGGCGGCAGCCGCCACCTAGGCCTATGTGTATACTGTGCCCAGAAGGACACACAGCGCCAGACATACACCCGTATACCGAGGATTCAGTATGGCAGACGCGACCCCAGAACCACAGACCCCAGTTAGTACACAACCAGGCGACGATAGGCCTGTTGGTGAGGACCTGGCAGGGGCGCTTACTGTACTAAATGCTATTCGCGCCTACAAGCAAGAAGCCAAGCAAGCTCGCCAGACCCGTATGAAGATGAATATGGAGAATCGCAGGGCATACCTTGGTTTACAAGACTGGACACACAAGCAAAAAGGCCAGTCTCGGGAGTTCCTACCCAAGACCCCTGTTGCCGTGGAGCAGTTTGTAGGGTTTGCCAAGCGTGCCTTGACGCAATTTGGCCCCTACTATGACGTTGAACTGGCGAAGGACAGCCGTTCCCCCTTATCTGGCAACGGAATTAGGGCATTAATGGAGTGTTTCCTGTCAGACTGCCTCGTAGAGGACCGGGTAAGCAAGAGTTTCCCCTTAATCCTGACTGATGCCCTGAAAGTGGGGTCCCTGGAGAGCCTTTGCATACTAAAGATACACGGAAACATGGTTAATGAGCGTAAATTTGGTATAGAAGAGGGTGACAGGACAATAACAGACACTGGAGAGGCAGAGATAGGCCCTCCAAAGCTGAAAAGTCGCAACATTCGCAACTGGCGGCTCAGGATAGACCTAATTCAGCCCGAAAACTACTATCCTGACCCCACTGGGGCCGGTTTATACGAGATTCATTCCTGCAAGAGGGACTTGCACTACCTCAAGGCCCGCGCAGCAGAGGGGGTATACGACAAGGCAGCGGTTGCCCGTATAGAAGAGGACTTTCGTAGCCGTGAGGACCAGGATCGACGCCCCTTAGACAATAACCAGGACAATGCTATGAAGCCGTCCTTCCGTAAGATGGTACGGATAGATGAGTTCTGGGGAACCATAGTTGATGCAACCGGGAACGTGATCCATGAAAATGTCTTCTGTGCAATGGCGAACAACAAGTTTCTCATTAGAAAGCCTACTCCGAACCCATTTTGGCACCAGGAGAGCCCGTTCGTTGCGGTCCCCCTACTGCGAGTTCCCTTTTCGGTCTGGCACAAGGCTATGTTCGACCACGCTACCCAACTCAACTTCGCATCCAACGAGATATTCAACCTCATCATTGACGGCGGGATTGCCTCTGTCTGGGGCATCAAACAACTCCGAATAGACGACCTAGAGGACCCCTCCCAGGCCGCCGATGGAATACCCCAGGGGGAGACTTTAATGGTAAAGGGGTCCCTCCCCCACAATGCTAAGGTGATAGAAAAAGCGGTGGATGGTCAAGTGCCCACCGATGCCATGGCGGTCCTTGAAATGTTGGAGCGGCAGTTCTCAGCCGCTGCCCTCTCAAACGAGATAAAGATGGGCTCCCTCCCCGCAAAACAGGTCAAGGCCACAGAGATAGTGGAGTTATCCCAGTCCCAAGCTGTCACGATGGACGCAATCATTGGTGATATAGAACGTGACCTCATTTCTCGTACACTACGAAAGGTGTGGTTAACTGTGCTTCAAAATATAGATGACGTGACAAGTGACCGCATTGTAAATACCATAGGCATAAAGGGAGCATTCCTGTTATCCCGCATGTCCCCAGCGGAGCGGTTTACCGTGTTTAGTAGTGCTTGTTCTTTCAAGGTATCTGGCTTGTCTGCTGTGCTCGCCAAGGTAAGGGACTTCCAAAAGATCATGGCACTCTTGCAGAGTGTTGTTACTAATCCCATCTTGCTCCAGGCCTTTTTCAAGAAGTACAGCCCTGACAGGGTACTTGCCCATATAATGAAGACCCTGGCTATTAACCCAGACAACATGGCCCGAGATGAACGAGAGCTAATGCAACTCCAAGCAGAGATAGCTGAACTTCCCGGTTTCTTACAACTTACCGCTGGTGCCAACACTGGCGGTGGCGGCGGGCAAGGGGGTGCTGGCCTATCCGCCCAGGAAGTAGGTGAGCCCTCCCTTCCCGCTGAAATCAACGCCCTACAGGGACAGGCCCAAGGTCCTGGCCTTCAAGGCGCAGGAGGAGCATAGTATGCCATATGGAACTTACACTAGGAAGGGTGTCCCCGCAGGGACAGCCAAGCCCAAGAATAAGGCCTTTGATCTAGCAGAGGCCCCAGTTACTAAACCTAAGCCAAAGCAGAACCCGAAGGCGAACCCGAGCGGACGCGGAGCCCGATCTATTGACGATACCCTAACGAGGAAGGCATGACCCCTTTTCGGAGAGGCCAGGGGAGTGGTTACCTTTATCGGCGGCGCGGGGGAATCCCCTCGAACAGGACTGGCCGCCGAAGCGTAGGTGAGGAGTGCCTACATTAGTGAGTGCTCTAATGAGGTAGGATGTGGAAGGCCCCCGATGAACTGCATTCTACCCTAAAGAGCTTGTCTAAGAGCCGAGGGGATAAGGCCAAGAACAGGGGAAAAGCATGACTGAAATAACAAATGAACTCATTGCAAAACTAGAGCAAATATCCAACAGCACCCACCTGCCCTTGGAAAGACGCCTAGTGGATA